TTGGATGTTTAAACCTAAAAACTCTTATTGAAGAAGATAAGATAATATTTAAAGATTATGAAATTATTAGTGAGTTAACCACATTCATTCAAAAAAATAATTCATTTGAGGCAGAAGAAGGATCAAATGATGACCTAGCAATGTGTCTAGTAATCTATGCTTGGTTAGTTGTTCAGGATTATTTTAAAGAGTTAACTGATCAAGATGTACGAAAGAGATTATACGAAGAACAGAAAAATCAAATAGAACAGGATATGGCACCTTTTGGATTTATTGTTGATGGTACAGAAGATGGTAGTTTTATCGATGAAAGTGGTGAGAGGTGGTTTACTGACGAATATGGAGATATGTCTTATATGTGGGATTACGTCTAATGGATTTAGATGATCAATTAAAATTTGAACACCTGTTCTTATATGATAGGAAGTGTAGAACTTGTGGTGAAACTAAGAATTTAATAGATCAATTTTATAGAACTAGAAAAGATAGAGGTCCAGTGTCATCTTCATTTTCATATGAATGTAAAGATTGTACTATAAAAAGAGTAGTTACTAGCAGAATAACGACTAGTGTTTATGGTAAATGGGAATATCCTGACTGGTAAGAGTGTTCACGCACAATTTCCCCTGTGAAAAGTAAGTTTTTAATAAATATTTTTTAGATAAACTGAGATTAGGAGAAAAACATGGCGACTCCTCAATTATCTCCCGGAGTACTTATCCGTGAGGTTGATTTAACAGTAGGAAGAGCTGACAATGTTCTAGATAACATTGGCGCAATTGCGGGACCTTTTGCACTTGGGCCAGTAGACGAACCCATTGACATCACTACCGAAAACGAGCTCATCAATGTTTTCGGAAAACCACTTTCAACAGATGCTCAGTATGAGTACTGGATGAGTGCATCTTCTTTCCTTTCATACGGCGGTATTCTTAAGGTCGTAAGAACGAACGGAGACAATCTAGTAAACGCTAATGCTATTCGCAATTCTTCAGGCATTTCAACCGCTGGAGAACCATCACTCAAAATCAAAAACTTTGATGATTATGAGGCAAATTATGCTGATGATATTGCTAACTATATCTTTGCAGCAAAGACCCCAGGTGCTTGGTCAAATAACCTTAAGGTTTGTGTAATTGACGACAAGGCAGATCAAATCCTTCACGTAGGTGCTGCTGCTACTGCTATGGCACAAGTTGGTTATGCAGTCACAACCACATTAACTAACGTGGTTTCAACTGGAATTGGTACTACTTCATTGTTCAATGGTTATCTGAAGGGTATTATTACTGGAGTTGGTGCTAGCACTCTTGATGTAAAGGTTGATTCTTTAGTCGCTACTGATGGAACAGTAACTAAGGTAACCTATGCACCTAAGAATCAATTACAATCATTTAGATCCGCAACTGCAGGTGGAAACTTAACAGTAAGTATTGTTACTAATGCTGGTGTTGCTACGACTTCATCAACGATCAATACAGGATCTAATCCAGTTCTAGATTGGTATGATAGTCAGGTTCTACAACTAGAAAATACTTCTATTTTCTGGAAGTCAATCGCACCAAAACCAGGAACTTCTTCATACGCTACAGAAAGAAATGGTAGAAGTGATGAAATCCACGTTGCAATTGTTGATGATCTTGGAACCGTAACCGGAATTCAAGGAAACTTGGTTGAAAAGCACATCGGTCTTTCAAAAGCATTCGACGCTGTTTCTGCAGTAAATTCTCCTCAGAAGATCTGGTGGAAGAATTACCTCGCGCAGTATTCAAACTATGTTTATGCTGGAGATAATCCTTCAGATGATCTGAATGTCAACGAAAACGTAGTTTCAACTGGATTCAGCACAGCATTCACTGCATACACCACTACAGAAGGTCTTTGGAACGAGGTTGCACAAGATAAGGTATACAGCGCACTCGGAAACGTAACTTACAATCTAAGCGGTGGTAAAGATTACTCCGATGCTGGCGGAATGGCTGCAACTCTAGGAGACCTAATGACCTCCTACAACTTATTCTCTAATAGAGATGAAGTTGCTGTAGATTATCTAATTATGGGTCCTGGTCTTACCAACAAGTTTGAGTCTCAGGCAAAAGCAAATCAGTTAATCTCGATTGCTAACCAGAGAAAAGATTGTGTTGCAGTAATTTCTCCACATCGTACAGATGTTGTTGATGTAACCAATAGCGATACCCAAACAGATAACGTTTTAGAATTCTTCTCACCACTTTCATCTTCATCTTATGCAATCTTTGATAGTGGTTATAAGTACACTTATGATCGCTTCAATAACAGATTCCGTTATATTCCTTGTAACGGTGATGTTGCAGGTCTCTGCGTAAGAACATCAATCTTTGCTTATCCTTGGTTCTCACCTGCTGGTCAGCAAAGAGGAATTCTGAACAATGCAATTAAACTTGCATACAACCCAAGTAAGGCACAAAGAGATCAACTTTATCCTCAAAGAATTAACGCAATTGTAAATCAACCTGGAATTGGTATTCTTCTCTTTGGAGATAAGACTGCTCTCGGTTATGCTTCAGCGTTCGATCGCATCAACGTTCGTAGACTGTTCTTGACTGTCGAGCAAGCACTTGAGAGATCTGCTCAAGCACAACTGTTCGAACTCAACGATGAGATCACAAGAGCAAACTTTGTTAACATCGTCGAACCATATCTCCGCGATGTACAAGCAAAGAGAGGTCTTTATGGTTTCCTTGTGAAGTGTGACGAAACAAACAATACTCCAGATGTTATTGACAACAATGAATTCAGAGCTGACATCTACCTGAAACCTGCGAAGTCCATTAACTATGTAACTCTGACTTTCGTTGCGACGAGAACTGGTGTTTCTTTTGAAGAAGTTGTTGGCACTGTTTGATTTAAATAAATTAATTACAAAAGGAGGATCTAAAAATGGCAACTATCAAGGGATTATCGCAATTTAAGACCAAACTTGAGGGCGGCGGCGCTCGCCCCAATTTATTTGAAGTTAGTCTCACCAATTTCCCTCCAGGTGTTCAACTTGGGATTCAAGGAGATGGTGATGGAGTTTTTGATGCCGAAAAATTTACTTTTCTATGTAAGGCAGCTGCTCTGCCAGCATCAAATATTGCACCAATCGATGTTCCTTTTAGAGGGCGCATCTTAAAGGTTGCTGGTGATAGAACGTTTGATACTTGGACGATCACCGTTATTAACGACCAAGACTTTATGTATAGAAGAGCGTTTGAGTCTTGGATGCAGAATATTGGTCAGTACTCTGATCACAGTGGTCTTACCGAACCTAATGCTTATATGACTGATGCGACAGTTATTCAACTCGGCCGCGGTGCTGTTAACAGAGAAACTGGACAAGGAACTGGTGGAGCAGCAGATGTCCTGGCACAATATAGATTCAAGGACATTTTCCCAACCAACATTTCTCAGATTGATTTGTCCTATGATACTTCAGATACAATTGAAGAATTCACTGTAGAATTCCAAGTTCAATACTGGTATCCAGAAGCACCTGGTAGCAACACGGCTCAGGGTTAATAAATAGTAGAATAAATCAAAGTTAACTTTAATAATGGCAAGATTATTTGGATTTTCTATAGAGGGAGAAGAACCTCAATCACCTAACGTTATTTCCCCCGTTCCTCAAAATAATGAGGACGGGGTTGACCATTATTTAACGTCTGGATTTTTTGGTTCATACGTAGATATTGAAGGTGTATATAGAACAGAATTTGATTTAATTAAAAGATATCGTGAAATGGCACTTCACCCAGAAGTTGATAGTGCCATTGAAGATATTATAAATGAGGCCATTGTCTCAGACACTTATGATAGTCCAGTAGAAATTGAACTATCAAATTTGAATGCTAGTGATGGAATTAAGAGAAAGATCAGAGAAGAATTCAAGCACATTTTAGAACTTCTAGATTTTGACAAAAAATCACACGAAATATATCGAAACTGGTATATTGACGGAAGACTTTATTATCACAAAGTCATTGATATTAAAAATCCTCACGAAGGTATTCAAGAATTAAGGTATATTGATGCATTAAAAATGCGTTATGTAAGGCATCAAAAGAAGAAAAACAAAGAAACAAATATTAGAATTCCTGGACTACAAACTCAAGAACAAGAGGATTACGATTTCCCAGAAATCGAAGAGTATTTCCAATATAATCCAAAAATGGCAAGCACTACTAGTGCTACAGGCCTTTCGAATCAGACAGTTGGTGGAGGGATAAAATTTTCTAAAGATTCTATTACATATTGCACTTCTGGTCTTGTAGATAGAAATAAAGGTACGGTTCTTTCTTATCTTCATAAGGCAATCAAGTCACTCAATCAACTTCGTATGATTGAAGACAGTCTTGTTATCTACAGATTGTCTCGTGCTCCTGAGCGTAGAATTTTCTACATTGATGTTGGTAATCTACCTAAGGTAAAAGCAGAACAATATCTCCGTGATGTTATGATGCGTTATCGCAACAAACTTGTATATGATGCATCAACCGGAGAAATTCGTGATGATAAGAAGTTTATGAGTATGCTCGAAGATTTCTGGCTTCCCCGCCGCGAAGGAGGAAGAGGAACGGAAATTACTACTCTTCCTGGCGGACAAAACTTGGGAGAAATTACCGATATTAACTATTTCCAGAAAAAACTATATCGTTCTCTGAATGTTCCTCCAACAAGAATGGATGGAGAAGGTGGTTTTAATCTTGGAAGATCATCAGAAATCTTGAGAGATGAATTGAAATTTACAAAATTTGTTGGACGCTTGAGAAAGCGTTTTGCAAATATGTTCAATGATATGCTCAAAACACAACTTCTTCTTAAGAATATTGTGACTCCCGAAGATTGGGAAAAAATGAGCGAGCATATTCAATATGATTTCCTATATGATAATCACTTCTCTGAACTTAAGGATGCAGAATTGCTTACCGAAAGACTCAATCTTGTAGCAACAGCAGAACCTTATGTTGGCAAGTATTATTCTCAGGATTATGTAAGACGTAAGATCCTACGTCAAACAGACCAGGAAATTGTAGAGCAAGATATGCTCATTCAAAAAGAAATTGAAGATGGCATAATTCCAGATCCAAATGCACCAATAGATCCTGCTACTGGAGCTCCAATGGAACCAGGTGCTTCTGAAATGGATTTGGGTCAACCTGTTATGGAACCAGATGCTACTCAAGATGCATCAGTAACACAGATAAAAGAACCCAAAGGTGGGGAGATATAAATAACTGAAGATTTTATTTTTAAATGTTATGGATGAACTTCTAGATATGATTGTTGCTGATGAGTCACCTTCTCAAATTAGCGACAAAATTAAAGATCTTTTGTTTTCTAAAGCATCAGACAGAATTGATACTTTGAGACCTAGTGTAGCAAATGTAATGTTTGATTTGGGATCAGAACAAGAATCTGAAGAGGAATGAAATGAAATCTTATAAGCAATTTATCTCAGAATCGGTTAATATTGCTGGCGATTTCACAGGAAATCTATATATCAACTCACAATCAGAACAACCTCAACAAGTTGGTGAGGAATATGTTGCCGATGTAATGTGGCAAGGAAGTTTATATAGATTGGAACTTGTTACTAAAAATGGAATTCCTTCTACCCAAGAATTGGGTGAACAACTGCAATCCGATTATCCTGGAGCAGTTGTTCATCAGATTTATCCAGTAATGGAAAAAAATCATAATATCAAAAACGCAAAAAGATACCACCCATCAAAGTTAGAATGGATTGATTGATAAATGGCTCAGTGGAATATTCAAACTCAAGATTATTTAAATCAGGAAAGATCACTTTTTGAAGTTGTAGGCGTTGCATCAAGTGATGGACAAATAATTAGTTCGCAAAATCCATTTCCAGTTACAGGAACAGTTGGTATTTCTTCAGAAACTGTTGTAACTATTAATCCAGACACAACTGCAGTTGATGCATTTGGTAGAGCAAGAGTTTCTGAATTATTTACTCTTGGTGACTATAAGCACGTATACGCAATTGATCCAAACTTTTTAGATAGTGTTTCTGGTGCAGGATCATCGGTAACTTTCTTCCAAAACCAAGCGTGTGCAAGATTACAAACTGGAATTGGTTCTACAGCATCTTGCATTCACCAAACAAAGTTTTATCATCATTATCAACCAGGAAAAGGACAATTAATTTTCAGTTCTTTTAATTTTTATGCTCCCCAACAGAATGCAACTAAGAGAACTGGGTACTTTGATGATAGAGACGGAATCTATCTTGAACAGGTTGGAGTTAATACTTCAGATGGAGTAAATCCTGATATTGGAACTCTCAACTGGGTAATTAGAACTTTTACCAGTGGTATTGCAACAGAAACCAGAATTCCACAATCACAATGGAACAGGGATAAGTGTGATGGCACAGGAGCATCTGGATTTGATTTAGATGTCACAAAAACTCAACTTGCGTTTATAGATTTCCAGTGGTTAGGTGTTGGTAGAGTTCGTTGTGGGTTTGCTCACAATGGACAACTTATCACAGCACACGAATTTTACCACTCTAACAATCTAGCAACTGTTTATATTGCCAATCCAAATCTACCAGTTCGTTGTGAAATCAGAAATACTGGTGTAGGTATTGGAGCATCTTTTGATCAAATTTGTTCTTCTGTAATGTCGGAAGGTGGATATGTAGAAAGTGGTATTGACTTTGCCGTTACAATGACCACATCAAGAACAACTCCAACACCAGCAGGAACTGAACTTCCATTGATTGCAATTCGTCTCAAAAATAGTTTTCAAAATTATCCAAATAGAATATCAGTAAGATTAAATAACCTGTCAATACATTGTGAAACAAACAGCATCATTTATCGAGTTGTAAAACTTCCAAGTTCTGCTTATTTGAGTAATGCTGGAACTTTAACTTGGACTTCTGCTTCTAATAATAGTGGAGTTGAATATTGTGTGGATGCTACAACTTATAGTGATGGCGACGAGTTTGCATCAGGATATGTTCCTTCTGGTGCGTCTCAAAACTCACTTTCACCAGTTGCTTCTGGAACATTAAGTGCTGCAAAGAAGAATATTATTGTTCAAAACATAGACTCAACAAATTCCGAAATTTATGTTCTTGTTGTAAGAACGATTACAACTGTTGGTAATGCTGCTGCTTCTGTTGCTGCTGCTCTTCAGTGGAGAGAGATTTATTAAATAATAAATAACTAATAAAGTATTTTTATCATTAATAAAATGCAAAGAACCAAAATAATTGAAACTGAAACCTCAACAGCAACAACTGCTGGTGCTGCCACTAGTATTGGTAGCGCATCTTGTGTACGTCTTCACAATAATACTTCAGGTATTGTTACTGTTGGCGTTTCTACTGTTGTTGGTGCTGCATCTACAAATTATTTTTCAATGCCAGCTAATACGGTTGAATTTTTAGAAAAACTTTCTTCAGATGTTATCTGGTCTTCATCAGCAATTAAAGCTTCCAAAGTAGGACTTACCAATTAAAACAATGAAACTAATTAGAGAAGAGATAGAAAAGGTAGAAGTTCTTACCGAAGAATCAAACGGTAAGAAGAATCTTTTCATTAAAGGAATTTTTCTTCAAGCAGAACAGGTAAACAGAAACGGTAGAGTATACCGTATGCCTGTTATGGAAAGAGAGGTGAATCGCTATAATGAACAGTATGTTCAAAAAGGCCGTGCTCTTGGAGAACTTGGACATCCAGATGGTCCAACCGTAAACCTCGATAGAGTTTCACACAAAATTGTTGAACTAACTAAAGAAGGTAACAATTTTATCGGTAAGGCTCAAATTCTCTCTACCCCAATGGGTAAGATTGCAGAATCTCTTCTCAGTGATGGGGTAACTCTTGGCGTTTCTTCACGTGGTATTGGATCACTAAAAGAAACTAGAGAAGGATATAAAGAAGTTGGCGAAGATTTTATGCTCGCTACTGCAGCAGATATCGTTGCTGATCCTTCTGCACCTGACGCTTTTGTTCAGGGAATTATGGAAGGTAAAGAGTGGGTATGGGATGGAGGAGTTCTGAGAGAAAAACTTGCAGAGCAAACCAAACGCAGAATTGATGCACTAGTTGATCAAAGAAGACTTGAAGAGCACAAGATTAAACTCTTCAACGATTTCTTAAATTCTCTTTAATTAGTGTAATTTATCATATTATAAATAAATATAGATTTAACAAAGGTAAATCGGAGAGTTCAAATGTCTCGTGGTACACAATTACAAGAAATGGAAGTAGGCACAAAGCAATCCAAGACTGCCGTTAATGCTAATGCTAAGGCGGGTGATCCAATGCCAAAAGCTGGTAGTAACGCATCTAACGTAATGGTAGATGGTCAAACTGGTTCTTGGGAAGATCTTGGTGGTCCTACTCCAGATAACTACAAGCCAGATGATCAGTCTGCAGCACTTAAGACCCCTGGCGCTTCACTTAAGCAAGTGAAGAACGTTGTCAACAAAGGAGCAAAGGCAGCTGATTCAATGGGTCACCTGAAGCCTGGCGCAGTCAAAGAGGAAGAAGAACTCGATGACGAGGATCTTATTGACGAAGAAGAAGTTGATGAGGAAGAAGTAGTCGCTGAGGCTGCTAAAGAGAAGAAAGAGAAAGAAGAAAAGGACGAAGACGAAGAGGAAGAGGACGAAGAAGAAGTTAAGGAAGAGTTTAGCGTTGAAGAAGACGTTAATGCACTTCTTTCTGGTGAAGAGCTTTCTGAGGAATTCCAAGAGAAAGCACGCACCATCTTCGAGTCTGCTCTTAAGTCTAAAGTCGGACAAATTAAAGAAGCACTCGAAGCACAATATGAAGAGCGCCTCATTGAAGAGGTTGCTGATATCAAGGTTGCTCTTGAAGAGCGCGTTGATGCATACCTAGAGTATGTTGCTGAAGAATGGATGACCGAAAATCAACTATCAGTTGAGCAAGGTCTGAAGGAAGAACTCTCTGAGTCATTCCTTTCGGGTCTGAAAGGTCTTTTTGAAGAACATTATGTAACAATCCCTGAAGAGAAATATGATGTACTCCATAGTATGGTAGAAAAACTTGATGAAATGGAAGAAAAACTCAACGAGCAAATTGAGAAAAATATCTCCTTAAACAAGCGTCTCGCAGAGTCGGTTGCAGAAGGAATCTTTGATGAAATTTCTGAGGGTCTTGCCGCTACTCAGAAAGATAAGCTCGCTTCACTTGCCGAAAGTGTTGAGTTTGAAAGTGAAGAAGAATATCGTGAAAAACTGGAAACTCTGAAGGAATCATATTTTCCTTCAAAGGCAGTTTCTTCATCGGCAAAAACTGAAACTCTTTCTGAAGGAGTAGACGTTGCACCTGAGTATTACTCAGATTCAATGAACGCTTATTTGAGAGCTCTTTCAGTTGCTTCGCCAAAAAACTGAAATTAAGATTAAAACAAACACACTTTAAGAGGTAAACGCAAATGTTCAATGCCGAGCATCTGCAGGAAAAGTGGGCTCCCCTTCTAAACTACGAAGGTCTTGATGCAATCAAGGATTCACATAGAAGAGCTGTAACCGCTGTCCTGCTCGAAAACCAAGAAAAATTCCTAAGAGAAGAGCAATCATTTGCTCAGTCAGGTTCATTCCTGACCGAAGCTCCAACCAACTCCGCTAACGGCACTGGTGCTGGTGGTGGATTCGGTGGTGGTGCAACCCCAGGTGGTCCTGTAGCAGGTTTCGACCCTGTTCTGATCTCCCTGATCCGCCGTGCAATGCCTAACCTGGTCGCTTATGACCTGGCTGGTGTTCAACCAATGAATGGTCCTACTGGACTCATCTTCGCAATGCGTTCACGCTACACCAATCAGAGTGGCGCTGAAGCACTGTTCAACGAAGCAGATACTCGTTTCTCTGCTCAGAACGCAACCAACACTCTCACCCAGGGTAGCGACTACGCTGGTGGTGCTGGTATCGGTACTACTGCTGCTCAGAGCGGAACCAATCCTGGTCTCCTGAATGCTTCACCAGCAACTCCATACACCCTAAGTGGTGGTATGTACACTGGCGACGCTGAGAACCTTGGTGCTAGCGTTGCATTCAACGAGATGGCATTCTCAATCGAGAAAGTCACCGTTACTGCAAAGTCACGCGCTCTGAAGGCTGAGTACTCACTCGAACTGGCACAAGACCTGAAGGCAATTCACGGTCTGAATGCTGAGGCAGAACTCGCCAACATTCTCTCAACCGAGATTCTCGCTGAGATCAACCGCGAAGTTATCCGTACCATCTATAACGTTGCTGAAGCTGGTGCTCAAGCAAACGTTGCTACCGCTGGTACTTTCGACCTCGACGTTGATTCAAACGGTCGTTGGAGTGTTGAGAAGTTCAAGGGTCTCCTGTTCCAGATCGAGCGTGATGCTAACGCTATCGCTCAGAGAACTCGTCGCGGAAAGGGCAACATCATCCTTTGCTCCGCTGACGTTGCTTCAGCACTGAGCATGGCTGGTGTTCTCGATTACACCCCTGCCCTCAATGCTAACCTGAACGTTGATGACACCGGTAACACCTTCGCAGGTACTCTGCTTGGTAAGTTCCGTGTCTACATCGATCCTTATGCTGCAAACGTAGATTCTAACCAGTACTACGTTGTTGGTTATAAGGGTTCCAGCCCATATGACGCTGGTCTGTTCTATTGCCCATACGTTCCTCTTCAGATGGTTCGTGCCGTTGGCGAGAACACCTTCCAGCCTAAGATCGGCTTTAAGACTCGTTATGGTATCGTTGCTAACCCATTCGCTGAAGGTGGTCTTTCCTCTGGCGCTGCTACTTCATTGGGTCGCCTCAATGCAAGTGCAAACCGTTACTACAGAAGAGTTCTTGTTAAGAATTTGATGTGATCTCGGTTCACATTTACAAGGGCCCGCAAGGGTCCTTTTTTTATAAATAAAAATGTTAAATATAAGTTGTGATATGCCTAGACCTAGTGATCCATCAATTGGAACTCATTACAATAACAGGGGAGGAAAAAGAAATAAAGAAAAACATAAACTTTATGTAATGAAAAGAAGAGATCAAAGAAAAACAATTTTGGTTGAATATTTTGGAAATAAATGTCATGACTGTAATGGTACTTTTCCCATATGTTGTTATGATTTTCATCATATAAATC